CTTGAATAGAACCTATGGTATAGGTCTTGAGAAGTATAACTCTCTTCTATCAGAGCAATCAGGTGTCTGTGCTATCTGTAAGACAGAGTGTGTATCAGGTAAGAAACTTGCAGTAGACCATAACCATGATACGGGGGAAGTAAGGGTGCTTCTGTGTTGTAAGTGTAACAGGGGGCTTGGTAACTTTGGTGACAACCTTGACAGGCTAGAAGAGGCTGTGTTATACTTACAGAGGTATTCAAACTGACTATGCGTGTAGCCATTATTACTGATACCCACTATGGTTGTAGAAAGGGTTCTCATCTCTTTCATGATTACTTTGAACAGTTCTATAAGAACATCTTCTTTCCCACTCTGGATAAAGAAGGTATCAAACATGTAGTCCATATGGGTGATGTATTTGATAGTCGTAGAGGTATTGAGTTTAAGTCACTGAAATGGTCAAAGAGAGTTGTATTTGAACCTCTGAAAGAAAGAGGTATCACAGTAGACATGATGGTTGGTAACCATGATGCATACTATAAAAATACTAATGATGTCAACGCAGTTGACCTCCTCCTTGAGGAGTATGATAATATCACTCCCTATTCAAGTACAAAGACTGTTCAGTTAGATAATCTCAAAACTATATTCATTCCCTGGATCAACGAAGATAACGAGGAGGAGACATATAAGAAAATCGAGAACACAGATGCAACAGTTGCATTTGGTCACTTAGAACTGATGGGGTTCAAAGTGAATAACTATGTCACCATGGATCACGGACATGATCCTTCTGTTTATAATAAGTTCGACAGAGTTTATTCTGGACACTATCACACAAGATCTAACAATGGTAAGATCTTCTATCTCGGTAATCCTTATGAAATGTTCTGGAGTGATGTGGGTGATACAAGAGGTTTCACTATTCTGGACACTGAAACCTTAGAACACACCCACGTCGATAACCCCTATCGTCTCTTCTATAGTATCTACTACAATGATGATGACCATCAGATGTTTGATGCTAGACATCTACAAGACAAACTAGTCAAGGTAGTTGTCAGAAAGAAGACAGACCAAGTAAAGTTTGAGAAGTTCGTTGATAAAATCTACTCAGCTGGTGTGGCAGATCTCAAAATCATTGAGAACTTTGCTTTCACCAATCTTGACCCTGGATTTGAAGACGCAAACAAGAGTATTGAGTCAGAAGATACAATGTCTATCCTTGATAGATATATTGATGAATCTGAAACTGAATTAGATAAGTCAGTCATTCAAAGTATCATCAGAGAAATCTATCAGGAGGCTTGTGAATTGGTCTGATGTTTATCATTACAGTAAAGGGAAAAGAAAGAGACGGAGCATATTCAGTAATTGATGAGGACGATGATAAGGTCCTATACATCTTTGAAGAAGAAGACGATGCGTTAAGATATTCACTACAACTTGAGGACATGGACTATCCTGAGATGTCTGTTCTTGAAATTGATGACGAGATAATGATAAAGACTTGTGAAATGCATGGTCACAGGTATACTATTATCACTCCCTCTGACATTGTGATTCCCCCCAATATTGAACATGATTTTATTTGAGAAGATTACCTGGAAGAACTTTTTAAGCACAGGGAATACACCAACAGAAGTAAGACTGGACAAGACATCCACCACGTTGATTGTCGGTTCAAACGGAGCCGGTAAGTCAACTATTCTTGATGCTCTGTGTTTTGTTTTGTATGGTAAGTCTTTTCGTAAGATCAATAAGGCACAACTCATCAACACCACCAACGAGAAAGGGTGTTTTGTAGATATTGAATTCACACTACACAACACTCAATGGAGAATTGAGAGGGGAATCAAACCAAACATCTTTAAGATCATCCGTGATGGGAAAGAGTTGGATCAGTCCCACTCCGCCATCGACCAACAGAAATGGTTGGAACAGAATGTATTAAAGATGAACTACAAGTCGTTCACACAAATTGTGATCCTTGGTTCATCTACTTTTGTTCCCTTTATGCAACTTCCTATTGCTAGTAGAAGGGAGGTGGTAGAAGATCTGTTGGATATTAAGATCTTCTCCTCTATGAATATGTTAATCAAGGAGAAGATTCGTGGACTCAAAGAGACCACAAGAACATTAGAACTAAAGAAAGAGTCACTCAAAGATAAAGTTGAGATGCAAAAGAACTTTATTGAAGAGATCAACAAACTCAGTGATGAGAGTATCAAAGGATATGAGAAGAAAATTGATAGACTTCAGAAAGAAGTAGAAACTGATATGTCAATTAACGAAACCCTCTCAGAGAAGTTGTTGAATAAACAAACTGAGATGAAAGAGTTTGAGAATGCCTCTAAGAAACTCAAAGAATATGGTAACGTCAAAGGTAAATTGTCACAACGTATACAAACTATTGTTAAAGAACATAAATTTTTCTCAGAGAATACGGTATGCCCCACCTGTAACCAGGATATTAAAGAAGAGTTTCGTGTAAATAGAATTACGGACTCTCATGATAAGGCCAAAGAGTTGCAGACTGGGTTCACTGAGCTCCAGATAGCAATTAAAGAGGAAGAGTTGAGAGAGTCCACCTTTATTGACCTATCGAAAGAGGCTTCTAACTTAATTAATGACATTACTCAAACAACTACAAAGATTTCTGGAAACCAAAGACAGATTAGACAGTATGAATCTGAAATTCAAAGAGTTACCGACCAACTTGAAAGTAGAAATACTGAGTATGAAAAGTTAGAAACATTCAGAGATAACCTTCAAACCACCTTCCAGGAGATAGGGGAGAAGAAAGAAGGTATCTCTTACCACGATTATGTGTATTCACTCCTCAAAGATGGTGGAGTGAAGTCACTAATCATCAAAAAATATCTCCCCCTCATCAACCAGATGGTGAATAAGTATCTGCAGATGATGGACTTTTATATCAACTTCAAACTGGATGAAGAGTTCAATGAAACTGTCGAATCCCCTATCCACGAGGACTTCTCTTATTCCTCCTTCTCTGAAGGAGAGAAGTCACGAATTGACCTTGCTCTTTTGTTTACTTGGAGAGAGATTGCTAGGTTTAAGAATTCTGTAAACACAAACCTGATGATCTTGGATGAGGTATTTGATTCTTCTCTTGACTCTGTAGGGTCAGATGAGTTCACAAAGATCATCAAGTATGTTGTAAAAGACGCAAACGTATTTGTTATCTCTCACAAGTCGAACATGGAAGACAAGTTTGAAGAAACCATCAAGTTTGAGAAAGTTAAAGGGTTCTCCCGTATATGTAACGATGTATAAAACTTAATGAAATGTTCGTAATGTTACCGTTTCCTGACTAAATATTAGTGTGAGATGAGATGGAGGTGAAAATGCACAACCTAATTTCTCATAATGAACTTGCATCATGGAAATGGGACGAAAAATCATCACCCGATGAAAAATACGACCAAGTATCCGACTATTTCCAATGCATTTCAGAGTGTGGAATCATTGACCACGAAGCCAGGAGGTTCTGTAGGCACATTTTGACCGAAGACTAGACTAACTCAAAGGAGACGCCGCACTTAGTAGCCCCACCAAATTCACATCCCATGTGGGGCCCGGTTCATATTCTGTCTGTTCCACGTCCGAAAGGGGGTGGTTTTGTTGTATGGTAGGTACATACATAAGAAAACCACATGTCTGTCAACTATGAAATCAAGTCTCAACTGGCTAAACTTCTTGCGACTGAAGACATCATCGTTGAAAACAAGAACGTCAGTACAGCTAGTTTTGATGTCCTTAACAGGGTACTGACTCTTCCTATGTGGAAGAAGGCATCTAACGCCGTATATGATATGTTGGTGGGTCATGAAGTTGGTCACGCACTCCACACCCCCACAGAAGACTGGGACTTCAGTATTCCCAAACAGTTTGTGAATGTCACTGAAGACGTTCGTATTGAGAAACTGATGAAGCGTCGTTACGCTGGTCTCAACAAAACTTTCTACAATGGATATAAAGAATTATCTGAACAGGACTTCTTCTGTATTGAAGATGAAGATGTCTCTGAGATGAATCTGGCAGACCGTATCAATCTGTACTACAAGATTGGTAGGTTTGTTGATGTTCCTTTCACTGATGAAGAACTTATTATTCGTCAACAAGTAGAAGACGCAGAGACTTTCGTTCAAGCAGTTGACGCAGCTAGGGTTCTCTACACCCATTGTAAAGACGCACAAAAGACTGAGAGTAAAGAAGAACCTGAAGCTACTATTGAGTCTGAAGAACCTGGTGGTGATAAGACTGATGAAGAGAAAGCTCAGGAAGAGATTGAAGAATCCCTGAAAGAACAGGAAGAAGAAGGTAAAGAAGAAGCTGACCTTGATACTCCCTCTTATAGTAAGGAACAACAACCCGAACCTGAACCAACTGTCTCTACTGACACTGCATTCGAAGATGGTATGGAGTCACTCAATAGTGATACTGAGCTCGCCGAAAACACTTACGTTGATCATCCTGACTTTGATGTTGAGGATGTGGTTGCTGATGTGAGTGATGTTCAAGGTCTCCTTGATGAGTCCTTCAAACTTCAAAAAGAAGACTGGCCATCTATCTTTGAAGGTATTGATAAACAATACGATGACTTCAAGAAGTCTTCTCAACGTGAGGTAAACTACCTCGTCAAAGAATTTGAAATGAAAAAATCTGCTGATGCTTATTCTCGTTCTTCCATTGCTAAAACTGGCACTCTGGATTGCACCAAACTTCATACCTATAAGTTCAACGAAGATCTATTCAAAAAGGTTTCCGTAATTCCTGATGGTAAGAACCATGGTCTGATCTTCATCCTTGATTGGTCTGGTTCGATGGCCAACATCATGATGGATACAATGAAACAGATGTATAACCTGGTTTGGTTCTGTCAGAAGGTAAACATTCCCTTTGAGGTTTATGCTTTCTCCAACTACTTCCGTGCCAGAGAGTATGATGATCACCACAAATTCATTCAAAGGAATA